GCGTGGAGCCCGCCCGGGGGGTGCCCCCCCCCCCCCGCCGCGCCCGCCCCGCGGCGGGGTTTGACCGCCCACGCCCCGGGGCCGGGCGAGCCGTACGGCGGGGCCCCCTGGGGGCCGCCGGTCTCGACGCCGGACCAGACGGCGGCGTTGGCGTTGGTCGCGACGGCGTCGGCGCCGGCCGCGACGGCCTGCGGCGCCGTGGCCGCCGTCCGGATGCCGAGGGCGACGGATCTCCCGCCAGAGGCCTCGTTGCCCCAGCCGGCAGCGAGGGACTGGTCGCCGGTCGCCGCGACGTGGGCGCCGACGGCGAGGGCGTCGGAGCCGACGGTGAGGTTGTCCGCCTCGCCGACCGCGAGCCTGCCGTTGATTTCGACGCGGCGCTCGGTCTCCGCGCCGCCGGAGGTGTGGGCGGTAATGCGCACCGGGGCGCGCCCCTGGTCCGGGTCGTCGAGGAGGAGCCGGCGCGCGACGTCGGCGGCGAGGCGGTCGTCGGCGTCGACGCGCTCGTTCGCCTCCTCGTCCAGGGCGTCGAGAATGGCGGCGGCGGTAGTCGACAGATCGGCGCGGTGCCTGGCGAGCAGGGCGTCCCCCGCCGCGCGCAGATCTTCCGCCGTGGCCAGGTCGTTGGTCCGCCACGCGGTCGAGAGCCAGGCCTCGCGGCCGACGGCCGCGGGAGTGGCCGGATCGCGCCAGATCTCGACGAGGTTGGTTGGGCCGACGAGGGCCCAGGCGACCACGACGCGGCCGGGCGCGGAACGGAGCGTCCAGTCGGCGGCGCCCCAGTGCTCGCCGCCGCCGTCGCCGGCGACGACGTGCCAGCCCGCCTCCGCCTCGGCGCGCGACATGCGCTGCCCGGCCGCCGCACCGGGGACGTAGTGGCGCGCGGGATAGCTGGTGTCGACCGGCCCGCCGAACGCGAGCGGCTCGTCGCCGAAACGCACCCACACGGGAGCGGTGCCGCCGACGCGGACGCGGGACCGCACGACTCCGGCTTCGTCGACGCCCGCCTCCGCCTCCTCGTCCGGCGAGGCGAGCCGGTGGAGAGCGACCGGATCGCGCTCGATCTCGATCCAGGGGGCGTTTGTCACGGTGTAGGCGGCCAGGTCGAGCACGGGCAGCGCCCCCGGATCGTCCCCACCGGGCGAGTCGCGGACGTAGAGCATCAGCGGAATCCGATAGACCTCGCCGTCGACGTGGACGATCATCGGCACGACGTCGGCACCCGGGGCGAGCAGGGGCGTCCAGGCGATCTCGACGACGTTGGACGCGACCGAGCACGGGGCCTGCAGCCAGTCCGGCGAGTCGAGGCCCGCGCGGTACCTCGCCACGGCCGTCGTCGGCCGGTATTCGCGGCCGCGCAGGTAGACCGCGACGCGGAGCGTGGCGGAGTCTCCGCGGCGGACGTACTCGTTGCGGACCTCCTCGGAGGCCAGGTCCGCGCGCCAGGCGCGGACGTCGGCGGAGGCGCAAAGGGGGAGCAGGGTCGCGGCGAGGGCGAGCGATGGCCAATTCAGATGTCTCATGCCTGATCTTTGGTTTTAAGGTTTAAAAGACTAATGAAAGCCGTTGGCGTCAGCCAGAACAGCCTCATGGCGATGTGGTTGTCACGTGGTCTTTTGAGCAGCACCGGAACGGCTTCGACGCTTTCTCCATCCAAAAACTGGCTGTCCGTTCGGCCGCCGGAAGCAGCATCCCTCAGTCGCAGAGCGCCGCCCATGGATTCAATCGTCTGGGTTAACGAAGCATTGACCGACGCGCCGGCGCGAACCAGGTCTTCGTCTGTGAGAGGACGAGGGGAGACTTCGATCAGACCGGACCGAATCTGGCGCAGGGAGGGGCGTCTTTCCTGTCGGTGCAGTTTGCCCGGAAGCTCCGCGATCAAAACCGCCGGAACGGTGGTTTGAAGCGATTCGTCCGGAAAGATTTCCGAATCGCCCTCGCACAAAACCGACAACCGCCAGAAGTGGGTTCCCCCATTTTCCCGAAACCGCATCCACACCCGCCAGCCTCCCGTCGGTACGGGGCCAAGATCGACCCACGGTGCGTCCTTGTCGCCAAGCGCCTGCCCGTTCTCTTCGTCGCAAAACGCCGGTGATCCCCCTACGGTGACGTACGCCCCTTGTCCTCTCCAAAGCGACCCAGCCGGCCCCGACGCTCCGTCCCTCCCGGCCCAAATACCGTCGGGCGGAAGATAGGCGAGTATCCGGAACGGCCCGTCGTCGTGGCCGCTCGGATCGTATTTGGTTCGTATGTCGAAGAGTTCTGGCGCACGTTCGCGCCGGACAGGGGCGTGGAACCGATGCGGTGAACGAGCGACCTGCTCCCGGCCGTTTTCCTGCGCCAGAAAACCGGCCGCCCCCATGTGTGACGAGTCGGCGCGATCCGAGATCGCATTGAGCTGCGAGGCGCGAAGCCTGTCGCCGGAGGAAAACCGAGGCGCCGTCATTGCGGTCCTCCCGATTCCGGAGCGTCGTCCCCGATCGCCGGGTAGAGGAGTTCGTCGATCGGGCCGTCTCCCCAGCCCGTCGGGGCCGGTGACGGGCGCATCGAGTTCGGTATGCCAAGATACACGACCTGTCGGTCGAACGAGCTCTCCCCGACTTGCGAGACGGAGTCGATGTGGCGGATCCACTCGAACCTGCCGTCGACCTTATTCATGCCGAAGAGCGGCCGATGGTGCGACGGGATGCCGGACGGGAGCCGGACGTTGCATCGGCCGTCGAGCTTCGGAGGCTTGCGCCACCGTTCCGCAACTTCGACTTGAAGCATTGCCTGGGCGGCGTACTGGACGCCGAGCGCATACCGCTCGGCGACGGCCTTCGTGAGGTCCGAGCCCTTCCAATCGTCGGCCTCGTCCGTGTTGTCCAGAGACACCAGGTCGCCCTCGCCGCGCGTGACCTGCAGGGCGACTTTGGCGGCCGGGTCGGCCTCCTGGAGCCACAGTGCGAACAGGGTGCCGTTGAACGGGTTTTCGGCCGTCGCGCGCCGCGCGGCCCAGTGTTCGATGACCTCCTGCCTTTCGACCCAGCGGGCCGAAACGTTCCGCCGGTGCAGGCCATCCGCCACGTCCCCGTCCGTCTCCCGCGCGTTGCGGCGCCGGTAGACCGCCCGCAGCGTCGCCGCGTCGCCTTCCTCCCCGTCGATCTCGACCTCGTCGAGGATGATTTTTTCCGTCGGATTCCGCACTCCGCAACCGGCGGGAAGCGCGATCGCCCCGGGCTGCAGCGCGGGCGTTTCGGAGAGCGCGAGCAGGGCCTCGCAGCCGGCCTCCCATTCCAGGACGAGCCGCAGGCCGCCGTCCCCGTTGGCGACGCGCCAGCGCGGCTGCAGCGTGAGTTTCCGGAACTCGGCCTCGTTCGGCAACCGGGTCACGGCCCCGTCGGAGCTTTCCGTGAATTCGATCATGTCTTGACTTTCCTTCCGTTTTCCGCAATCATTGCCCGCATGCGTTTCCTCGTCGTCCTCGTCCTGGCCGTTCTCGCCCAGCTCGCCGTCTGCGGATGCGTCGGCTTCCGCAACGCATGGGCGTGGCTCTTCCTTCCGGGCGCCCTCCTCTTCGCGGCGCTCTGCCGCGCCTTCTAGGAGACGAAGGCGCCTCCCGGCCGCCGGGCGGCGCGGCGGGCGTCGTCCCGGATCTCTCGCAGCAGCTTTTCAGTCTCCCGCATCGGGCTTCCGCCGTAGCCGATGCCGCGCGCGCCGAGCGAGTCGGCGCTGGCGGAGAGAAGCCGCCCCGCCGGCGCGCCCGCGCCCCGGAGGCCGTCTCCGGCGTCCGCGTCAGGCTCCTCCCGCTCCCGGCCGTAGACGCCGTCCGTGAATTCGCGGTCCGCCTCCCGCCGCGCCCGCCGCTCGTTCTCGTCGCGCCGCGCGTTGATCCGGTCGAGCCGCGAGTCCCAGGCGGTCGCGTTCGAGCCGCGGGCCAGCAGGCCGAGCCGGCGCTCGCCGAGCGCCTCCACGGCCGCCAGCCGGTCCTGCGCCCCCGTCGCCTCGAAGCCGCCGAGAATCCCCGGCAGGAACGCCAGCTCGCGCTGCGATTCGTAGCGTTCGTGCGCCGCCGCCTCCATCATGTCGAGCCGGTAGCCGTTCGGGTCGCCCGCATAGAGGAGCGCGTCGTGAATCGTGTCGGAGAGCGAGGCGTCGCCCCCGCCCCCGGTCTTCTCGTAGGCCGGCAGCAGGTCGAGGGCGGCGCCGACGTCCCAGTCCAGCGCGAAGAGCACGTCCTCCTTCGTCACGGTCGCGCCGGCCGCCGCGTTGTGGCGGATCGCGTCCAGCCGCTCGCGCGCCTGCCGCTGCTCGTCCGCCCGCGCCTCCAGCGTCCGGGGCTTCGCGCGGGCCGTTTCCTCCGCGGCGGATGCGTCCCGCATCTCCTGCGCGCTCTCCCGCACCCGGCGCGCCGCCTCGGCCGAAGACTCCGAGAGCGCGGAGATCGCCCCTCCCAGCGCGCCCACCGCCGCCCCGCCCGCCATCGCGAGCGGGCCCAGCGGCGCGAGCATCGTGCCGAGCCGGGCCGCGCCGGACGCGGCGCCCTCCAGCGCCGACCCGGCCTCCTCCGCGCCGGCCGAGCGCAACGCCCCGCCCAGCGCGCCGGCCGCCGCCGTGGCCATGCCGACCCCTACGGAGAGCCCCCTTTTGAGGTCCCTCTCGCTCGCGCGCCGCGCGGCCTCCTCGGCCCGGGCGGCGCGCTCCGAGGCCCGCGCCTGGTTCTCGGCGATCCGGCGGCTCGTCGCGTCCGCGGCCCTCTCCAGGTCGCGGAAGCCGGCGTCGGCCGCCGAGTTGTCGACCGAGTTCCGAAGTTCGATTCCGTCCTGCCTTTCAGTCGGCATCTTCGCGTTTCCGTCGTTCGAGGTGATCGAGCATCGCCCAGCCGAACTCCTTCGGCCGCCCCCGCGCGCGCCGCGCGTGGCGGCGCGCCAGGATCAGGGCCGGCAGGGGCGCGCGCAGCGTCTGCTCCCAGCCCCAGCGCAGTTCCGTCAGGGCGAAGCCGGCGAGCTCGGCGAGGGCGCCGTCGCCGGCGTCGAGGATTCCCCCGACGCGGCGACCGGCCCGGCCGCGCCCCCGTCGCGGGGCGCCGGGTCCAGGCCGCAAGCCGCGCGCCAGAGCGACCGCACCGCCGCCATGCATCCCGGGAGCGGGTCCGCGCCCGGGAACGTCGCCTCGCCCCAGCGCACCGCCTCCCGGACGAGCGCCCCGAGGCCCCGCTCCGCGAGCAGGCCGAGCAGCCGCAGCTCGTCGGTCTCGCGCGCGCACACGTAGGCGCTCGCCAGCCACCCGACGCCGAGCCCCAGCCGGGGCGCGTCGTAGAGCAGCGGGCTCTCCAGGCTGTGCAGCAGCGCCCACCGGCCGATCGTCAGCGGGCCCAGGACGGCCGCGAAGCCGCCCGCCTCGACCCGCGCCGTCGGCAGGAAGACGTCCCTTGCGCGTCCCGGGAAATCCAGTTGCAGGCTCATTGCGGGGCCCTTGCGCTAGAGGCTCATGTGCTCGTGCAGCACGATGTCGAAGGTCGCCGTGCGGTAGTCCTCGTTGGACTGATCCTCGCGCGGCTCGCCCTCGACCTGCCATCGCTTTCCGTCGTAGTTCACGATGTCGCCCGGCTTCGGGAGCTGCTTGTTCTTCTTGATCAGCACTGTCACGGAGAGCGCTTGGGACGGGTCGTAGAACGTCGTCCCGACCGTGTTGCCGAAGCGGTTCTTCATGGGCTTCGAGGAGGCGCGGTTCGCCTTGCCGACGCGCTGCACCTCGCCGTAGTCCGCGCCGGCGGCGTCCGCGCCCCAGACGTGGTCCCTGGCCTGTCCGAAGGACTGGTAGTCGTTTGCCATTTTCGTGTTTCCTATCGTTGTTCGGTGATCGTCGCGGTGGTTTCGAACTCCGCCGCGACGGAAATCGTGCCGCTCTTCGGCTCCGCGTCCTGGACGAAGCGCTTGAAGCGGATCTGGTCGTCGTTGAACTTCACGGCCAGCAGCTCCGCGACCTGGAGCGCCGTGGCGGGGTCCCCGCCCTCGCGCATGCCCTGGCGCAGCGCCGGGGCCTCCGTGCAGACCAGCGCGACCTTGAGCGCGATGCGCACGCCGCGGCCGCCCCGGCCGTCCGGCGCGTCCCCCAGGTACCGCCCCGACTCCGTGAGGACCGAGACGTGGATCCCGCCCTTCGCCGCCGCCAGCCACTTCTCCTCCTCGGCCCAGACATCGCCGGCGTCGAACGGAAACGCCCGCGCGCCGCGGCGCTCGAAGCGCTCGTCGGCGTTGATGAGGTTCGCGATTTCGCGCTGGACGTCGGAAAGGCTGCTCACGACGCGCTCCTTGCCAGGCCGGCGATGTGGCGGCGGATGTACTCGGCCGCGCTCGAGACGAGGCGCTGCGAGACCTCCGCCTCCGAGGGCATCAGCGACGGGTCCCGCGCCTGGCGGACCGACCGCTTGAGGACGTAGAGCGGCAGCAGCGCCCCGTTCTCCGGCTTCTTCGACGCGAGGAGGATCCGCCCGCCGTTCTGGATCACGAACCACTTCTCCCCGACGAGCCGCGCCACCGAGGACACGCGCCGGCCGTAGGCGAGGCGGTTGATCGGGATCGTGAGGTGCCGGCTGCCGTTCTGCGGCCGGATCTCCACGTCGTGGTAGGCGCGCTTCACGCCGGGCGAGTCCACCCGCACCACCACGGCGCGCGGCTCCGGCGCGGCGACCGTCGAGGAGGCCGCGTCCGCCAGGAACCCGGTCGGCTCCGCGTCCAGCCGCCGCGCCGTGGCGTGCCGCCGCGCCGCGACCCCCGTCAGGTGGTCGCGCACGAGCAGCGCCACGCGGTTCGAGCAGTACGCCGTCAGGCCCGAGAGGTCCCGCACCTTCGCGAGGATCGCCCGGACGCGGTCCGGCAGCGCCGCCTTCATCTGGACCGGAAGCCTCATGCCGTCATGTCCTCCGCGCTCGCCCAGGCGAGGAGCGCCGCGCGCTCGTCGTCCGGAAGGTCCTTCGCGAACTCGTCGTCCGAGGGCGGCGGCGCGTCGCCGTCCACCAGCCCCAGCTGCGCGCACGCGGCGCGGTCCGCGTCGAACCACTCCATCGCGCTGTTGAACGCGAACGGCGGGTAGGGGTTGCCGAGCGCGTCGCCGTAGCCGCCCTCGCCGCGCCCCAGGGCGTCCCAGATCGGGCTGCCCTTGAGCGCCACCAGCGCGCCGCGTGCCGCGCCCTCCCAGCCGACCGCCTCGCCGGCCGCATGCCAGCGCGCCGCCCAGTCGCGCGGCGCCCGGCGGTCGCCGGCGCGCCGCAGCTCCCAGCCCGGAAAGTCGAACTCGAAGTCCGGCGACGCCGCGCTCGCCGCCCGCCGCGCCACGCTGCGCGCCTGCCCGACCTGCGTCCGGAGGATGAGGCCCAGGCGCGCCTCGCTGCCGCGGTCGCGCATCGAGTTGAGGTCCGCGCCCTCGCCCTCCGGGTCGTAGCCCATCGCGCCGAGCGCGTCCTGCGCCGCCTTGATGAAGTCCGCCCGGTTCGAGCGGCCCTCCGCGAACCCGGCGAGAAGCGCCCTGAGGCGCTCCAGGTAGTCCGTCTCCGTCGTCCGCGCCGAGAAGAGGCTGCGGCGCAGCGCGCCCGCCCCGACCGTCTCGCGGATCTCGCGGGACGAAAGGGCGGTCGGCATGATCGCCTTGCGCAGGATCTCCTCGGCGGCGGACGGCATGGGGCGCTAGCCTCCGAGCATTCCGTCGGCGACGGTCTTGACCTGCGCGAAGTGCGCGATGACGTCCTCGCAGAGCTCGTCGATCTCGTCGAGCCCCGTGGCGGTGTCCGTCAGGATCGACACGTCCGTCGTGGCCGTGACCGTGGTGCCGTTCAGGCGGAGGCGCGTCCGGATCGTGCCGAAGCTTTCGTCCGTGTCGGCGCCGTCGCCGAGTTTCTTGAGGTCGGTCTCGACGATCGTGTCCTGGTACGAGGTGGTCGTCGTGTTGTTGGTTTCTGCTGCCATGTTGTGGGTTTCCTTGGGGTTGGGTTGTCAGTCGGTGATGAGGTTGCTGCGGTGCCTGCCGTCGGCCGAGACCACGCAGAAGGCGTGTTTCTTCGCCGCGCGGAACGCGGAGGCGTTCCAGCCGCCGTAGCCGGCGTCGATGTTCTTGAAGTCCCTTGTCGAGCGGCTCCGGTCGATCCAGTCGAACTTGCCACCGATCCACCGGTCGCCGTCCTTGTAGAAGATGGCGGCGATCACCAGACCGTCCCTGTCGCGCGCCCAATCGCCGGGAATGGCCGTCTCCCACTTGAGCGAGCAGCCGCTCCCGCCCATCTTGAAATTCGAGATGCGGCAGCGCGGGTCCTCTGCGGCCTTCGACCCGTCGAAGCCGCCGTGGCGGAAGACGAGGGCCGGGGCGGGAGACGGTTGGGACGGTTGGGACGGTTCGGATGGTTCCGACGGTTCGGGCGTGGCGGCGTCCGGGGCTTCCGGCCTCTCCCGCGCCTCGCGCAGCACCACGACCGCGCGCGCCGCCGCGGACGTGGCGGCGTCCACGGCCGCGGCCGGGACGCGCACCGTGAGGTCGCCCGTGGCCGGATCGGTCGCGCAGCCGCCGTTCAGGATCGCCATGAGCACCAAAAGCGCGTAGACGATGCAGAACAGCAGGACGTCCCGCCTCCGGTCGCGGGGCGTGTAGCGGGGCGTCATGGCCTGCAGTTCCTCCGGAGAGGGCCTGTCGGGGTCGTAGTCGGGATTCATGGTCGGGATGGTGTTGTGCGTGTTGTCATGCGATGGAGGATCGGCGCCGCTGCGACAGCTCGCCCAGCGCCCGGGACGGCACGCGCATGCAGTCCGGCGGCAGCAGCCGGCGGCGGCGCGCCAGGTCGAGCTCCCGTTCCGTGAGCAGCCAGTGCCGGTCGGGGTTGCGGGCGAGGTCGACGAACGAGGCCAGGTCCTCCCAGTCGGCCGGGCCCAGGCGGCGGAGCGCCCGCAGCAGGGACCGCGCCGACTTGGCGTTGCGGCACGGAGCCGCATCGAGGCCGGCCCGCCGCGCGCGGTTTCGCACGGCGATCCGGCCCGAGTCCGGTCCGTAGCCGAGCGCCTCCGCGACCTGCGTCCAGGACTGGCCGGCCCCGCGCAGCCGGCGGATCAGGCCGTCCTGCGCCGCGAGCTCGCGAACGGTCCGTCTGCGCCGCATTGCGATCCCGTTCGCCCGCGCGATCGCCGCGATCCGGCGATGGTGCACCGCCAGGCTGCGGGCGATCCGCATCGCGCTTTCGCCCGCGCGCAGCCGTGCCAGCACGGCCGCCTCGTCGATGGGTCTGGGAGGGCGCGGCATGGCTAGTCGGCGAGGAAGCGGGCGTCCTGGTCGTAGACCGGGCCCGCGGAGTTGGAGGAGGAATCGGCCTCGCCGTCGGATTCGACGACGAGTTCGCCGCGCGCGACCTTCTCGAGCGTCTGCAGCGCCTCCTCGTAGGCCTTGCGCCGGTCTTCGCCGACGGGCACCGGGAGGCGCGTGAGCGCGTGGTAGCGCACGATGACCGCCCAGGTCGAGAGCAGCGACTGCGGGATCGTGGCGGGGTCCTCCGCCATCCGCACCCGGCCGCAGGCCCGCACGGCCGCGCGGACCTGCTGCACCGTCGCGGCCATCAGGCCGGCGTGCGGGTCCTGGTCCATGCTCGCGGCCGGCGAGGCGCGGAACGCGTCCAGCTCCCTCTGCGAGAGGAAGGCGGCCGCGTCGGTTTCGGTGGGGGTGATCCAGGCCATCGGGAAACGGGTGTCGGGTGACGGGTGGCGGGAGAGGCCCCGCCGCGGGCGCGGCTTTCGACCGGCCCGCGGCGGGGTGCGCCCCGCTAGGAGGCGGTGCCGACCTTGATGATGCCCTTCGTGGTGGCGGCGGCGTTGGCGCTGAGGGCGGCGACGCCGAACCAGAGGTCCGCGTTGGCGACGATCCGGTTGTTCTTCTGGTCGTCGGCGACGACGACGCCGATCGAGAGACCGGAGTCGGGATCCGTGGCGGTGCCCGCCGCGACGTACCTCGCGACGATCGCGGGGACGCGCGCGATGAAGCCGATCGAGCTGTAGGGCACGACGACGGCGCGGGCCGACATCCCCGGAACGAGGACGACCTTGCGGAAGCCGAGCTCCTCGGCCATCGACTCGCGCGTGGCGGAGAGGTGGGCGCCGTGGAAGACGCCCTTGAGCTTCGAGAGTTCGGCGCCGTTGACGCAGAGCGTCGCGTTCGCGGGGTCGAACCAGTCCTTGGCCGTGGCGAGCGCGTCGTACTGCGCGAGCGTCGGGGACGCGGGCAGCGTGACGGCCGTCGAGGCGGTCGTTCCGTCGAGCGCCGACTTGATCGCCGCAACGGCGGACATCGAGATGCCGGTGCCGGCGCGCGCGGTGAAGAGCTGCTTGATGCGCGGGGCGTTCACGCCGGCGTCGATGTTCTCGCCCTTCAGGTCGTAGCCCTGGAGGTAGTGCGTCGCCGTGAGGGTGGCCCAGTCGGTGCTTCCGCCGGTGAGGTAGTTGTTGGTCGACTCGTCGAATGCGAGGGCCGCGCTCACGACGGAGAGCGGGAACTTGATCGTGGTGTTGGGCTTGACGTCGACGCCGGGCTCGCCCGCCGAGAAGTCGGTGGGGCCGAGCGCCGTAATCAGGTCGAGCGCGGGCTTGATGTTGCCGAACAGCGCGTGCAGCGCCATCGTGATGCCGGGGTTGGTGAGGGCCATTTCGTGGTTCCTTGTTTGGTGTTGGTGTTGGGGGGTGGGTCGGTGGGACGGGCTAGCCGTCGATGAGAGCGGCGTTCTGCCGGTAGAACTCGGCCTGCTCGGCGTGCGGGAGGGAGGCGAGCTTCTCGCGGGCCTGCTCCTTCGTCATGCCGGCGCCGGGACCGACGGGGGCGCGGTTCGTGAGGATGCGCGTCGCGGCCGTCTCGACCTCGCCGGGCCTCTTCGTCGGCTCGGGCGCGGCGTCGGGGGCCCTCATGTTCTTCACGAGCTCCTCAGCGAGGGCCTTGTCCTTCTTGTAGGCGTTGGCGAGGACGGACTTGTCCTGCACCTTGTCCTTGTGCTCCTCGGCGAAGGCGTCGGCCTCCGCGTTGAGCCGCGCCGCTTCGAGGTCTTCGACCTTCTTCGCGAGCGCCTGCACGGCGGCGAGAACCGCCGCGTCGTCCGCGTCGGGCGCGAGCCCGAGCGCTTTCTTGAGTTCGTCCATGTTGGGCGTTTCCTGGTTGTTGGTTTCGGCGGAGGCGCCGCCGGCGCGTTTTTGGTTCAAGATGGGTCTGGCGGGGATGTTCGGCCGGTTCGTGAGGGCGACGCTCGCCAGGCGGTCGGGGCGGCCGTCGTCGCCGACGTGCCAGGCGGCCGAGACGAAGCGGTAGCGCCGGCCGGAGACCGCCGCCGCGCCCTTGTCCGTCCACTTCATCGTCGCCACGAGGCCGCCCTCCGGATCAGCCCGGAGCGCCGTGATCCACGCGAGCGCCTCCGTCGAGCCGCCGTTCTCGCTGCCGTGATCGGCGTCCACGAGGATCTCGCCGGCGAAGTTCTCCAGGAGCCGCCGGCCGGCCTCCTCGTCGACGATCTGCTCGACCGTCTCCTTCTTCGCCTCGTCGTACTGCGGGTAGACGCCCCAGGGCGCGATCTGCACCTCGGTCTCTTCGCCGGCGGCGACCTTGTCTGGCAGGGTGTTCATTTCGTGCTTGACTTGGAAAGTGGTTTTTGGTTGACTCAATGGCGTTGGAGGTCACCGAGACTCCGCCCGGTCGCGTTCATCCGTAGGCCGGCGGCAGTAGGCGGAAGGTTCACGAGGAAATGCCTTTCGTTCACCGGTGGCCTCCTGCGCTTTTCATGTCGTCTGGCTGGAACGCGGTGAGGATCCACCGTTGCGGCTTTGGCGGTTTCTTCGGATCGTCCGAGAGCGTCAGGACTGCGGTGTACTTGCCGAACACGATGTTTCGCTTCTGCCCGTCCTGGTAGGGTTTCTCCGCCTTGCCGCGGACGAGTGTTTCGGGAAGGTGTTCGAGCGTGTCCTTGCGATGCGCGAAATGCGAGAGCCCCCACGCCTTGCCTTCCGGCGTGTCGACGGGAGATCCGTAGAGGATGGAGATGAGGCCGATGTCGCCGCGGGACACGGCGTCCGGAATGTCGCGCTTCTCTTCGAGACAGCGCTTGATCGCAGCCTTGCCCTTGCCGATTTCGGCGGCCTGGACTTCGGCGCTGTCCGGATTTTCGCCGGCCTTGGCCGCTTCGTCCGCGCCGCGGCATTCGTGGCAGACGCCGTTGCCGTCGAGCCATTGTCCGCACTCGGGGCACTTCTCGGCGTTCTCCACCGTACCGGTTTCCCCCACGGCTTCCGCGAACGCGCCGGCGAGCTCCTCGGCGAGGATCGCGGCCATCGCCGGATCGGCCGGCAGGAGGTCCGGCAGACGGTCCGCAAGGTCCCTGCAGGCCGCCCGCATCTGCCCTTCCGGGAGCTTGAGGACTTCTTGCAGCTCCTCGGCGGCCGGGCCCAGGTCGGCGCGGAAGGCCTCTAAAACGCGCGCTAAGGCCCCTCCCGCCTCCGGGGCGGGGGATTTGCCGTCCTCGCCCTTCCTCGCGTTTTGCAACGGGTCACAGCCAAATTGCAACGGGGTTTTCCGGTTGAGGGCCAGGCCGCCGCCGCCGAATCCGCCCGGAGCGGGGGCCTGCGGGGCCGCCTTGAGGGTGTAGCCGGTCTTCTCGGAGAGTTCCTTCGCGTCGATCTCGTAGCCGGCCTGCCGCGCCTTCACCGCGTCGTCCAGGACCTCGGACGCGGTCGGCGCCGGCTCGGCGTCGAAGTCGAAGACCGAGCAGACCGGCCGGCCGGGGAACGTCCGCCGCAGCCACGGCGCCACGAGCTGCGCCTGGATCGCCTCGCCGATGATCCGCGCGTCTTTCCGCACGACCTGCCGCCAGGTCTCCAGGTGCGCGCCCCCGGCGAGCGTGCCGCTCCCGCTCTCCGCGAGCGTCGTCAGGAGCCCGCCCGTCGCCATCAGCACGACGAGCTCCTGCTGGTGCCGCAGATATTCGCTGAAGGGGTTCACGCCGCGCGCGCCCTCCGCGTAGGTCACGCTGGATCCGTTCGGCAGCGCGACGGTGCGGCCGTCGGCCGCCGCCTTCGCCGTCCGGAGGAACTTCGCCTCCTCCTCGGCCGACGCCATCGGCGGCATCGTGAGCGCCGCCGGCGGCAGGCCGAAGCGGTCGACGAACCGCCCCCAGTGCCGCTCGCCGAGCGCCGCCCGGACGTAGATCATCAGCGCCGGGTAGTCGACGTGCCGGCGCCGCGAGATCGAGACCATGCCGTCCTCCGGCGGCACGTCGACGAGCCCGGCGGCGCCTTCGCCGGGATCCTGGGACGAAAGCCCGGGGTTGAGCTGCCAGAGGTCGCGCGAGGCGTCGTAGCAGACCATCTCCATCGGGACGAGGGCGAACCCGAGGAGCGTCCCGTCCTCGAGGAAGCGCGGCTGCGCGCACGCAACGCCGCGGAAGAAGGCCGTCGCGAGGTGCTCCACCGCCTCGCCGAAGTTCTCGGCGCCGGCGAGCATCGCCGCGGCCGCCTGCGCCTGATCGCGCGCCAGCCCCGCGTCGAAGCCCGTCGCGCGGCCGTCCGCGTCCTTCATGCGCCAGGCCAGGTCCGCGAGCGCGCCGTTGCGGCGCTCCGACACGACGAGCAGCGTCGGGTCCGCGCTTTCGATCTCCGCGTAGACGCGCCCCAGCGTGGCGAAGTTGCCGCGCCGCGCCGCGTCGAAGAGGTCCTGCGCGGCCGTGACGCCGATTCCGCGCAGCGGGTTGATCGCCTCCAGGGCGAGCGCCTCCGGCGAGGGCGGCAGCGAGAAGGCCCCGGCGCGGCGCATCGTCGCGCCGGCCTTCGAGAGGAGTCGGGAGAAGAGGTTCGGCATGGCTACAGGGTTTCCTCCTGGTGTGGGCCGGATCCGTCGACCACGGCGGGCGAGCCGCGCCAGGCCGGGCTCTCGGCGGCACGCACCGCCAGCGCGAGCGCCGTGCAGCGGTCGCTGTGGCCCTCGGCCGTGCGCCGGGCCACGTAGTTGTAGGCCCCGTTCGCGATCACCTGCTGCATCTCGTGCAGGTCCTCGCGCGTGTCCGGCGCGCAGGGCACGCGCAGCCGCACGGCGTCGAACGCGCTGCGCAGCTTCGGGAAGACGTCGCACTTGAACGGCACCGAGAACGTGCAGAGCTCCGCCCGCCCCGGCCCGCCGGCCTTGCCGCCGGCGTTGCGGACCGCGCCGAAGCGCTTCTCGACCAGATCGCCGAAGCCCACGCCCGGACCCGTGTAGTCGATGCAGACCCGGGCGCAGCGCCGCAGGTAGGGCTCGTAGTGCTCGAACTGGTCGACCGTGTTCTCGTTGCGCAGCAGCTTCACCGCGCGCGTCCAGAGCACGTCGCCGACCTTCTCCAGGAGCCAGAGCACCGACGGGTCGCCCGTCCGGCCGAAGTCCAGCCCGCCGAACCACGGCCCGCGCCCCGGCTCCGACATCTCCTCCGGCGTGATCGAGAGCGTCGCCGAGAGGCTTTCGCACCGCGCCATCAGCTCGTAGGGCAGCAGCACGTTGCTCCCGTCGATGAACTCCGCCAGGAACTCCTGGCGCCAGGTCTCGTCGTCGTCGACCGCCGCGCGCAGCTCCTCCAGGTCCGTCCCCAGCTCCGGCGCCGCCAGCGTGATCGGCGTGCGGTGGATGCTCCACGCGCCCGCCGCGTAGTCCGGCGGCATCGCGGCCGGGTCGATCGCGCCCTTGTTCGTGACGATGTCGTAGAACCGCTTGCCGCGCCCGCTCTTTCCGTTGGGCGTCGACGTGAGGAAGGCGGTCTTGAGGCCTTTGAGCGGGTTGCTGATCGAGGGCAGGATCGCCTTCCAGGTCGCCGCCGGATCCTCGAAGAACGCGAACTCGTCCATCCAGATGTCGGCCGAGAAGCCGCGCACCGTGTCCGGCTTGCCCGGCACCGCGATGATCCGGCTGCCGTTCTCGAAGACGATCGTCGCCGACTTCATCAGCGCGCCCGGGGCGTCGCGCTCCACGATCTGCTCGGCGATCTTGCAGGTCTGGAACGCCTCCACGTGCGCCCGGCACTTCTCCACCGCCTCCAGGCTCTGGCGCTCCGAGGGCGACGCGATGAGAAAGTCCGACTTCGGCCGCAGGTCGCAGCGCGCGACGGCGCGCATCGCGCCCGTGAAGCTCTTGCCGATCTGCCGCCCGGCGATCCACGCGACGAAGCGCGCCCCGTCGCGGTAGACCCGCGACTGGTAGCTCTTGAGCAGCTGGACGGGGGAGACTCCGGACATGGCCTAGATCCCGTAGATCTCCCGGAGCCGCGCCATGCGCTGCTCCTCCGTGAGCTTCTCGTCCTTCACGGCCGCCTTGGCCGCGTCCTCGCGCCGCTGCGCCGCCTCGAACTTCTCCCGGTCGAGCTTCTGCGACTCGGCCTTGAGCGCGAGCGCCCGGTCCTTCTGCGCCGCGTCGAGCAGGTCCTTGGCCATCCGGATCCACGCGACGGCGTCCTCGGCGCTGCCGGTGCGCAGCGCCGCCTCGTTGCCCATCGCGACGAACGCCGCGGCCACGTCCGAGGCCGCGCCGGCCTCTCCCGCCAGGCGCTCCGCCTCCGCCCGCGCCAGGGCGGCCTGCTCCAGGCGGTGCGCGCCCTCGCCCCGGCGCATCCGCCGGCAGAACTCGAACCAGGCCGAGCGGCCCGGGGGCGCGGGCAGGTCGAACTCCCGCGCCGCCCACTCCGCCACCGCGTGCCAGGGCAGGCGGCGGCCCTTCTCGTAGGCGCTCCACCTCTGCGCCTCCGTGAGGGGCGCGTCCCAGGCGTCGCAGCGCGGCTTCGTGGCGGGGTTCGCGGTCATGGCCGGCTATCCGAACGCGCGGGCGGCCTCGGCCTGGCCCGTCGCGGTGAGGTAGTACATCGGCTGGGAGAGGATGCCGTCGCGCCCCTCCCCGATCAGGCGCTCGCGCCGCAGCGCGGCGAGCTCCGCGTCGAACTCCGCCGTCGTGATCGGCGCGCCCAGCGCGATCTCGCATTCGGCCGAGAGCGGCGGCCGCCGCACCGGCGCCGGGTGGCACCGGTAGAGGATCCTCATGATCGCGTTTCGCAGCAGTTCGTTCATCATGACTTGGGTCTCGTCTTGAGGTTCTCGCCCAGGAGGATCCGGATCGCCGCGCCGTTCTCGGCGCAGCTCTCCGCGACCGGGGCGATCCGGTCGTTGAGTTTCTGGATGCTCTGCATCACGTCGCGCTGGTTCGTGTCCATCTTGGTCTCCACCGCGTCGATCTTCGAGCGCACCGCGTCGAACGCGCGCGTCCCCGCCGCCAGGCGGTTGTCCACCTCCCGGTGCCGCAGGTCGCACTGGTCGCACGTCACGAACCGCGCCGCGCCCTTCACTTCGAGAGGCTGCGGCGCGATCTGCGTCTTGGAGAACCGCGCCTTGATCCAGGCGGAGGCGAGCGGCACCAGCGCGCCGATCGCGCCGCCCCCGATCAGCAGCTGCACCCCGTCCGCGTCCATCACTGCGCGCCCTCCGACGTGCCGGCCGACTCCGTCGCGCCGGCGGGAGCGGTTTCGTCGGCACCGCCCCCCGAAGCCCGGGGAATGGGATACGACCAGGTTTCCCCGGTCACGAGATTGCTGTAGGAGTGCGCGGGGATCTCGACCTCCGCGTCCGGATCGTCCCAGGCGAGCGGCACCGCGCAGCCGGCGCACCCGCCCAGGGCGAGCGACCCGGCCAGCGCCAGCGCAAGAACCTTCGAACCTGGAACCTTCGAACCTGAAACCTTCGAACCTTCGAACCTCTTGTACGCCGCGTGCGCCGTGCCGCCGAACGCCCGCACCGAGCGGTAGTAGACGCGGCACGCGACTTCCGCCTTGAAGCGCTGCCAGCCGCGCAGCGTCTTCTTGAGGGCGCGCAGGATGTTCCCGAAAATGATGTCGCCGAGCTTGCGCACCTTCGCCACCGTCCAGCCCCACGCCTTCGCGAACCTCTCCAGCCACCGGTACCACCGGTCGTGGAAGAGCGCGCCCACGTAGGCCTTGAGCCCGCCCCAGGACTTCGGCCAGAAGTCGGGCGAAAGCGTGCAGCCGTCGCAGTTCGCCGGATCGACGGCGAACGGCAGCTCCGTGATCACGCCGTCGGCGATGTGCCAGCCCTCGTCGGAGTAGTCCGGCGGCATCAGGCCGAGGCCGCGCAGGTCGCCGCCCAGGCGCGGCAGCGTCCAGGGCGCGTCCAGGCCGTAGGCGTTGGCGCGGTCGCGGCGCACCGCGTCCCGCACCCACACCGCCGCCCTCGGCAGCGCGATCGCCAGTGTCTCTGTCATCATCGTCGTCGTTCGAAGAGGTTTTGCGGCTCGGGTTACCAGCCCGTTTCAGGAGGCGGGACAACCGCGTGCCCCGCTGGGAACAATCCAAGCCGGGTGCCTCCCGGCATCGCATAGCAGACCAGAAAGCCGCGCGGAAAACAAACGGCGCGCAGGGGTTCAAGGGCCTGCGCGGGGAAAAACGGGAAATCAGTTGAAAACGGCCTCCGCGGGGAAAACACGCCTACGCGGGGAAAACACGGGAAATCACTTGAAAGACCCGCGTTCACCATGGTGAACACGGAAAAATCAACTGAAAATCAATCAAGTGAAAGACCCGCGTTCACCAATGGTGAATACGGGGAAATCAAGTGATAAAATTGATGCATATCCGATGCATAAAAGGCGCATACAATTCTGCGGAAACCACCGGAAACAAAGGGATTTCGCGCGCTTGGCGGGTGCAAACGCGATGCAAAAGCGGGTGCATAAAACGAAAGTCACCCCGCCACGGCGCGCGTGGTGGAGTCTACCTTGAGGCGAGCGCTGTATCGGCCACAGACAAGGCCCATCTTTTCATGTAAAGTTCATACCATTCATAGACAGAATGAACAATGAGCCATGATTGAACAAGCGAAGAGTTCCAAAAATCGGCATCGTAAAATGAAACGTCTCGCCGCGGCAGTTCTTGCAAGGCTCCATCGAAGTCTGGGTTTTCAGGAAAATGTCGCAACCGCAAGCAAACATGTGAGATCGCCGTTCGCAAAAAGAAGCACCCGTTGATGAACAGTTTTGTGTTGCCAGATTGCCCAGACAAAAATCGACAAACGTCAAGACATGTTTTAACCATTGCTTCGCGGGAATTGTATGCAACAGTTTGTATCTGATTTGAAACGTTTTCTGCCGGAAGTCTTTCTCCTCTGTCGTTTTCCAAGAAGATTCGAGGACGACCATCATTTAGCAGATCATATTTGTTGGAAAAGGGTAATATCACAGGATACACATATTTGAACACGATCAGCTTGTCGCATTCGTGAAACTTGAAGTTGCTTGGTAGGCTCACTTCACCGCCTCCTGCAACGCCTTCGTTCCCTCGATCACCTTGCCGAGCGCTTCGTTCACCTTGTCGAGCTTGCGTTGTGCAACAAGGTACTGTGACCGCCAGTTCGAGTCTGAAACATTTGTCGAACTCGGAACGCCATCAATTCCAAGCAAGGCGTCGGCGGATACCCTGTAGTATTCGCAAAGCTTCTTGAGCGTCGCGAAATCGGGTTCGCGCGTCCCGCTCTCCCAGTTGGCGAGAGAAGAGCGAGAGAGATTGAGGTCTTGCGAAACCTCAGCTTGAGTCTTGGTTCCACGCGCTTCTTTGAGCGCTTCAGCGAATGTTCGGATCCGTGACATTTTTCGCTTGACCTATGTTTCAATTTGTGACATTATCCCGTCCCGTTGCGGGACAATTGCCGCCATTGTAGCAAAACGCGGTCCCCATTCAAGGAGAAAAACAACAATGACCAGAAAGCCCATGATTGAAGAACGAGCCGCCGTCCGCTTCCGCGGCGTCGCCGAGGTCGCGCGCCGCTGTGGCGTGTCCCACTCGCACATCTCGGCGGTGCTGCACGGCCGGCGCGAGGCGTCCCCCTCGCTCAGCCGCCGCCTCGCACGCCTCGGCATCAACGTCGCCGCCTTCGCGCCGGCGAAGTAAACAACAACACCAACCCAACAGGAGAACCAAGCCATGGAGAACAAACCGGAATTCATCGGAATCGACTATGCAACCGGGAAACCGTGCGAGACCGTCGCGGAGATCGCTTGCGAGCACGGCACGGCCAAACCGATCCAGGAGAACCAAACCATGGAGAACACCGAACAGACTGGCGCGGCCGAGCCGCGCAACGACGCGCCGACCGCGACAGAGACGAACGAAACCCCGAAGCCGGACGAGTTCGACCGTCTGGCGAGCCTGCCCGACCGCCACGAGATCCGCATCGTGATCGCGGAGGAGGAGCACGCCGCGTCGCTCGCCCTCCGGCACGAGGACTTCGGGAAGCCCGGCGAGCTCGCCGGCGTCCTCGCCGCCGGCGTGAAGGAAACGGTGGTCAAGCTGTCAAAGGTCCTCGCGGTCGCCGCCGCCCTCGAAGGCATGGACTCGTCGTTCACGATCAAGGGCATGAAGTAGGCGGAAGGGCGCGAAAATGGCAGACACGCTTCGAGTGAACATCGAAATGACGAACGACCCGACGGTCGTCGTCTGCAAGATGAGGTTCGGCAACAAGTGGGTCCGGGCGAAGCTCCGCCGGCCCGACGGCTGGGCGGGCGCGGATGGATCGGCCGCCCTGGTCGATCCCGTCAAGCTCGGCAAGGCGCTCGACGAGGCGAAGGCCCGCGGCGAGATGGAGCGCAAGGCCGGCCCCGGCAAGCCCTGGGTCAAGGTGAAGCCGGAGGCCACGCGATGAGCGTCACGCTGAACCAGCTGGCGCGGGCGATGAGCCGCGCCGCGAGCCGCTCGGAGGCCGCGCACGCCGAAATGGCCGGCGCGGCCGTCGCCTGGGCGGAGGCGAACTGCGCCGGCTGCTCGCCGGCGCAGGACCGCGTCTTCATGGCCAAGTTCCGCGAGGCGAAGGACGCCGACGCCGAGGCGAAGGCCCGGCTCGACGAGGCGACGGCCGCCTGGCTCGCCGCCCAGAACCCCGCCGCGAAGGGGGCCGCGCGATGAAGACGCTCGACCGCCGCGACTGCCGGATCCTGCCGCTTGTCCTCACGGGCAAGTGGTACCGGATGATCGACAGCGGGGAGAAGACCGAGGAATACCGCGAACGGACGCGCTACTGGCAGATTCGCATCCGCAAGTGGTGGTATCGGTACCGCTCGCCGCACAAGAAGATCGTCGAGTTCCGGTTCGCCTACGGGCCGAACGCGCCGCGAATGGCGTTCGAGGTCGTTTCGGTCGGGACTTCGTTCGGATTCGCGAAGCACCCCGAATGGGGCGAGCCAACCGCCCCGCACTACGTCATCGTCCTCGGCGAGCGCGTCGCGCTCGCCTGACAAAACCCATCCCACGGAGACCCCAAGCCATGTCCACCAGCACGCAGGAAGCCGTCCTCTGCGAGATCCGCAACGCCCGCGCGGACCTCGCGCGGCTCGTCGACCTCGCCGAGTCGATCCTCGGCAACGTCCGCGGCCTCTACCGCCGCGCCAAGCCCGGCCCCGTCCAGCCGCCGATCCCCGGCCTCGTCGCGCCGGACGACTCGAAGAACGACGCCCACGACGGCTGCGAGTGGACGATGCCGCCGGCCGGCCAGATCGCCAAGAGCCTCCCGCGCCGCTGGAGCAACACGGTGCGCGCATGGGAGGCGCTCTGGGACCAGGCGGTCGGCGCGATCCCGTTCGAGATCGACGAGCTCTACAAGCCGGCGGTCCTGGACGTCGTCGCGGAGCGGACGTCGCGCCGGCTCAAGCCGCAGACCCTCGCGCGGATGATGCTCGCCCTCTTCCGCGCCGGCGCCGCCGTCCACCCGGACGGCCGGCGCGGGTGGTGGCAGCTGGTCTATCCCACCGACGCGCTCCGCGAGAAGGTCGAGCGCGAGGCGAACCGCATGAACGCGCACCGTCCCGCGAAGGAGGCCGCCCGTGCGTAGGATCCTCTCCGCCCTCAACCCTTTCCGCCGCTCCGGGTGCCTCGCCCTGGACCTGGCCTACGTCGCCGCGCTCGGCTGGTTCGCCGGGATGGTCGCCGCCTTCCTCCTGGAGGCCGCCCGATGAGCCGCCGACCGGAAAACCGCCTCACGGAGGCCGAGCGCTCGATCACGGACGCGCTCGCCGCGATCGACTACCTTCGCGCGACCATGGCGGCGGACGCCGGCATGCTGCGCGAAATCCTCGCCCGGCGGGACCGGGACGCCGCCACGCTCGCCAAGATCCGCGCCGACCTCGCCGAACGCCTCCGCCCGGCCGCCGCGCTGTGCTGCGCGCTTCTCGCGCTGCGCCTCTCCGCGCCGGCGGCGGAGCCCTCCGCCGCGCTTCCCGCCCCGCCCACGGCCTCCGCGCTGACGCCCGGCCCGCTGCACTCCGCGACCAACCTCGCGCCGGCCGAGGCGCGCGCGGCCCTCTCCTCGGCGCTGCCGGCGCCGTCGGAAAGCGCCGTCGCCGCGTTCCTCGCGCCGCCCGCCGCGCCGGCCATGCCGGCGTTCGTGTCCTCGAGCAACTGGGTGGACGCCGTGTTCCTTCCGCTCGGCCTCCACGAGACGGCGACGCCGGCGACGGTCTCGACGCCCTCCTCCGTCGTCCTCTGCTCGCCGGAGTACGTCCGCGCCGTCGTCTGGCGCTACCGCCGCGGGACCGGCCCGCGCGACGTGCCGCTCGACCTCGGGCACGACTCCGCCACCAACGCCGCGTTCGCGCTCATGGGCCGCGTCGTGGGCACGTGGTTCGACGAAGAGCGCGGGGCCGTCGCGCGGATCGAGCTCACGCCGGCCGGCAGGGCGGCGATCGAGGCGCGGCCGGTGCGCGTCTCGGCCGGGATGCGGGTCCTCAAGGCGACGACGACCGTCAATGCCGCGCTCACGGGCGGCGCGGACGAGATCGCGATCCCCTGGGCGCTCACGTCCATCGCCCTCACGCGCGACCCCGCGCTCCCCACGCCGTGGATCTCCGCCTCCGACCTCCGCCCCCTCTCGGAAATCTCCGTCTACCCCCGCGCCCGTTGACACTCTTCACTCTTCACTCTTAACTCGCCGTGAACCCCACCGTCTCCGCCATCGTCGGGCGCCTGCCTAAGAAGCCGCTCGTCTCGCCCCAGGAGATCGCCGCCGCGTTCTCGCTCACGACTCCGCAGACCGTGATCGGCGACATCGCCGCGGGCCTGCTTGCCGCCGTGAAGGTCGGCAACCGCTACCTCGTCGCCCGCGACGAGGCCGTCCGCTACGTCTCCTCCAAGGCCGTCGTCCCCGACGAAGCCGTGCTTCCTAAACCAAAATCGAACCAAACGAAGTCCAACCATCAATGAAAACGAAACCGAAATCTCGTGCATCGTCTCGCGCCGTCGTCCCGGCTACCACGCGCTCGCTCGCTCCCGCCGCTGGCTCCCAGGCCGCGCTCGTAGCGATGCCTGAACCAGCCGGCACGCTCGACCGGGCCGGCCGCGTCAATTTCTTCCACCGTCTCTCGCGCGAGGCGGGCGTCGTCTCGATCCGCGCGGCGCTCGCCGCCGGCCTGGAGCTCCTGGCCGCCAAGGAGGAGCTTTCCGGCGGCTTCCAGAAGTGGGTGCAGGCCAAGTGCTCCTTCGGAGTGACCACCGCCTACAAGTACATGGCGACCGTCCAGCGTTCGCTTCCGGAAGCGGCGCTGCCAAAATTGCTCTCCGACTCGGACGCGGCCCGCGAGCGGAAAATCGAGGAGGTGGCGTCATCCACCGATTCGCGCACGCTCACGGAGCTCTACGATGATTTGGGCATCGTCCGCAAGACGCCCAGCAACCTGGGCGGCGCCCGCCCGGGCGCGGGCCGGCCGAAGGGCGGCACCTCGGAGGGCCGCCGCGCGAAGCCCCCGCTGGAGCTTTCGGAGGAGTGGATGCAGCGCGCCGAGGCGGCGGCCAGCGAGCTGGGCGGCGTCTGCATGGTCGCGCAGGCGGAGCTGCTGCGCGCGTTCCCCGAGCGCCTCTCCGTCGTCCGCGCCCACATCCACGACTGCCTCGCCGTCCTCGACGGCCTCGCCGCGAAGGAGTAGCCGATGAGCACCGCCCTTGCAACGGCCCTGCAAAGCGCCCCGCTCTTCTCCCGCCTCACGCCGGAGGAGCGCGCGGAGGCGAGCGTCTGGACCTCGATCTGCCGCGAGCTGCTCGCCGTCCCGAGCCGAGAGCGCGGCGCGGCCGTGGCGCGCGTCCTCCAGGAGCGGGCGGGCCTCAAGGGCCTCTCCCGCACCCGCCTCTACGCCCGGCTTGCGGCGTTCCGCGAGCGGGGCGTGGAGGGGCTGCTGCCGCGCTGCGCGGCGCAGCGGGCGAAGACCGGTCGCGGGACGCGGCTGCCGGCGGAGTTCGTCGCCTGGTGGCAGGGACTCTGCGGCCTGCACCAGCGCCGCAAGGCGGAGGCGGTGTACCGCGAGCTGATGCGCCGGCTCGCGTCGGGCGCGGTGATCCCGGGCTACGGCACGGACTGGCGCGGAATCTGGTGCGCCGAGAATCCGGGCTGCGAGGCGCCGGCGCGCTGCCCCTGGGGCGCGGGGCTCGGGCATCCGGCCGGATGGAGCTACCGGAACCTGGCGGACCTCAAGCCGGAGCCGGACGTGTGGCTCGCGGCCGCGCAGGGCGCGGCGGCCGCGCGCTCGCTGCTGCCGGGCGTCCCGCACACGCGCGTCGGGCTGGCGTTCGGCAGCGTCTTCTTCGTGGACGACGTCTGGCACGACTTCAAGGTCTTCGCGGGGCAGCGCGAGCCGCAGCGCCCGGTGGAGCTGGGGATGATGGAGGCGCTCACGGGCCGCTACGCCACGTGGGGGCTCTGCGCGGTGACGCGCGGGGAGGACGGCGCGCGGAGGATGCTGCGCGGCTCCTACATGCGGTACCTGCTCTGCGACCTGCTCTGCCGCGTGGGCGTCTCGCCGGACGGGGCGACGATCTTCGCCGAGCACGGCACGGCGAACGTCCGCGAGGACCTGCTCGCGGCGATCAACGCGGAGATCGAGCGCCTGGGCGGGCCGGCCGGCTTCCTCCGGGTCGCGCTCGGCAGCACCTACGGCGCGCCGGTGGCGGCGGGGCTCTTCCAGGAGCGGCCGCGCGGCAACCCGCGCTGGAAGGCGATGCTGGAAAGCTCGTGGAACCTCCTGCACAACGAGACGGCGATGCTGCCGGGGCAGGTCGGCCGCAACCGCGACGAGGCGCCGGCCGACGAGCACGGGCGCGAGAAGGAGAGCGGCGCGCTCTGGCCGCTCGCGCAGGCGATCGCGAGGGAGTCGCCGCAGCTGGCCGGACGGATCCTCACGGGCTTCCTCTCGTTCGAGGAGGCCTCCGAGTACCTGGCGAAGGCGAAGGGCTGGATCGAGACGCGCACCGACCACGCCCTGGAGGGCTGGCGCGCGTGCGGCTTCATGCGGCACGTGGCGGACGTGGCGGGCTCGGAGATCGACCTGGACGAGGCGGCGCGCCGCCACCCGGAGCAGGTCGCGAGCATCCGGGCGCTCGTCGCCGCCACGGGCGACCGCGTGCGCGAGGTGCCGCTCTCGCCGCTGGCGGCCTGGCACAAGTGCGAGCGGGAGCGCCCGCTCGTGCGCTGGCCGCTCTCGCTCGCGGCGGTCATCCTGGGCGGCGACCCGGACTGCTGCGCGGAGTGCGTCGTGGGCGACCGCGGCGAGCTCGCGCTGCGCGATCCGGACGGCAGCGGCCGGAAGCGCGTCTTCAACGCCATCGTCACGGACGAGCGCGGGGCGAGGCTCGCGCTCCCGCGCGGCGCGCGCGTGCGCGCCATTCTGAATCCCTTCGACCAGTCGCGCGCCCTGGTCCTGGACGAGGCGGGGCGCTACCTCGGCGCGACGGGCCGCCCCTACGAGGCCGGCCGCTACGGCGACCGCGAGGCCGACGAGCGCAATCTCGGGCTCTGGCAGGAGGCGCGGGCGGAGCAGAAGCGGCGCCTGGCGCCGGTCCTCGCCGCGCAGAAGGAGCGGCGGCGCGCCGAGGTGCGCCGCAGCGCCGCCGCCCTGCTCGAGGCCGGCGCGGCCGCCGACGGCCCCGCCAGCCTCGGCTCCGACGCGCCGGCCGACCTCTCCGAGATTTCGGCGGGTCCGGCCGCGGAGCCTCCCTGCTCCGCCTCCCTCCCCGACTTCGACCCGGCCGCCGCCGACTGCGACGAGACGGCCGACTTCCTCGCATCCATTTCCGCCCGGTAGGATCCGGACGGACAACACAAGGAGAAAACCAAGCCATGCCAACCGCACCCGCAATCCCCCAGAAGGTCGCGCCGCCCGAGAACCAGCCCACGCTGGGCAACGTCGGCGGCGCGCAGAACTACATCGCCCTGGCCGGCGACGCCGTCCACAAGACGTGCGAGGCGCTGCTCGCCCGCGGCGCCGTCACCGAAGAACAGGCCGAGCTGATCCGCTGGGCCTTCGCCTGGGCCAAGACCAACAACCTCAGCCTCGCCGGCGCGGGGGACGCCTTCGGCCTCTCCCCGACGACCGTGCAGCGCGTCTTCACGGGCCAGTACGGGGCCGACTACGCCGGCCCGCTCGCCAAGATCGCCAACGCCAGGCGCCTCGTCGAGGCGCGCAGCACGCGCAAGGACGTGGGCTTCATCGAGACGAGCGTCTGGCGGCGGATCGACGCCGCCTGCACCTCCGCCCTCAACGACCAGATGCCCGTCTTCATCTACGGCCCCTCGCAGATCGGCAAGACGACGTGCCTCCTGGAGTTCGCGCGGCGCCACAACCACGGCACGAGCAAGTACGTCCGGATGCCGGCCGCCTGCACCTTCGCCTTCTTCGTCCAGAGCGTCGCGCGCGCGTGCTTCATCCCCACGAGCCGCCAGACGCGCATCAACGACATGCGCGAGCGCATCGCGCACGCGATCGACTCCAAGAACCTGCTCATCGTCGACGAGTTCCACCAGGCGCTCGTCACCGTCGGCCCGCTCGCCGCCACGCAGATCATGGAGTTCATCCGGGAGATCTACGACCGCACCGGCTGCGGCATCGTCCTGTCGGCGACAAACGTCGGCGAGACCGAGCTGGAGCGCGGCGAGCGCGCCGGCATCTACGACCAGCTGCGGCGGCGCGGCATGGTCAAGCTCGTCCTGCCCCCGAAGGCCGGCGCGGCCGACCTGAAGAAGATCGCGGCCAGCTTCGACCTGCCGCCGCCCGAAGGCCGGTATCTCGACGCCGTGCAGTCCATGCTCGCCCTCTCCGGCACCGGAATGTACATCAAGTATCTCCAGGCCGCCCACAGCCTCGCCTCGCGGCGCGGCAAGCCCCTCTCCTGGGAACACTTCGGCGCCGTCTGGGACGGCATGCGCAAGCTCGCCTCCGGAGCCCCCGAGGCCTAGACCCTCCGACCATTAGACCACGAGACCACCCAACCATGAACACCCGCACCACCCGCCTCCGCGCCACCACCATCATGAACCGCAACGACCTCGAGAACGTCCTCGGCCGCTACGCCGCCGCCGTCATCGAGGCCGACGCCCTCAAGGCCGAACTCGACCGCAAGGTCAATGAGCTGCGCGCCGGCTACGAAGAGCGCGCCGCCGCGCTCGGCAAGCGCGCCGAGATCTTCTTCGCCGACGTCGAGGCCTACCTGGCCAACAACCCCGAGGAAATCCCCGCCGGCCGCAAGTCGCTGGAGCTGCTGCACGGCACCGTCGGCTACCGCACCGGCAACCCCACCGTCCGCCTCCCGCGCGGCGTGGACGAGGCCGCCCTCTGCGAGGAGCTGCGCTGCTCCGGGTTCCCGGAGTACGTCCGCACCCGCGAGGAAGTCAACAGAGAGGCCGTCCTGGCCGCAGACGATGCCGCGCGCGAAAGCCTCGCCGCGCATGGCGTCAAGGTCACGCAGACCAAGGACCGCTTCTACATCGAGATCAAGCGCGAGCAGCCGGGGGTGTAGGATGCCCGAGCGGCCCATCACCGCCGCGCAGCGCGCGGCATTCTGGCGGCACTTCGGTGCCGCGTGCCAGACACAGGGCATCCCCGCCGACGAGCGGGAGGCCTACCGCCGCGCCGTCCTCCGGGAGGAGGGCGGCGTCGAGCACCTGGCCGACCTGGGGCGCACGCACGGCTTCGACGCCGTGTGCCTGCGTCTGTGCCTCGACGCCGAGGACTACGACGGCGCCGCCCGCTACGAAGTGGGCGACGCCCGGCGGATGGGCGCGATCATCGACGCCGTGATCCGGGAGATCGTCGCCGGCACGCCCACCGCCCCGGAAGCATACCTGCGCGGCGTCTTCGCCCACGCGCACATGCCGTTTCCGGGAACCGAGGAATGGTATCTGGACGTCTCCACGGACCTTCTGCGCTCCATCATGCAGATGGTTCTCACGCACCGTCGGCGGCTCCATCGCCGAGCGCCCGTTGTTGGCGTCGATCTCGCCCGGGGTCCTTCCTGGACATCCTGCCACCCTCCTCGCCAACCATGAACGACGACAGTGGTTCCTGCTTGCTCGTTCTCGCAGGCCTGGTCCTCGCATCCGCCGGCCATCCGATCCTCGGCCTCCTCTGTATCCTCGCCGGCCTGTGACCGCCCCGAAAGGCCCTTGCAATCCCCCTGCAAGGGCCTTTCCTTTTCCCCTCTCAATCCCTTAAAGTCCCATTATAATTGCAAATCGTCCCAAACCGCGCTGCAAGATACACGAGGAAGGTGTCCGTGGTGCCGACCGGCGAGGGGGCGCCCTCGCGGGGACGGTGGAGGGCCACCTGGGAGAAGGGGCAGAACGCGCGCTGGCCGTTCACGCGGACCTCGTAGCCGCCGTTGACCTCCTTCTCGTACTTGCCCTCGAGCGGGAGCTTGGCGGCGTAGGCCGCGCCGATCGCCTCGTCGGACGCGTCGACCGACGCGCCGCCGGAAAGGGACAGGCGCGCGGCGCCGTCCTCGAGCGCCACGAAGTAGGCGTCGATCGCGTCGCCGGGCTGCGGAAGCGGGAGCTCGGGGTCGAACTGCGCGCGGTCGATGACGCCGGGCGGCTTGGCGTTGGGGTCGAGCGGGGCGACGGG